TCATTCCAACTGAAACCGTCACGCCGTGATCGCCGATCGTCGGGTTATATTCGACCTTCTTCGGCTGGCCTGTTTCCTTGTCCGTCTCCTCGAATTGGGGATCGTTGATGCGAATCGAGCGGTGAGTTTCGTCCTCTTCGCGGATAGCGATGTCGCGCGCGGTGTCGTAGACGAACGGCATCCATTCATCCAAGATGCGGCCTGTTTTCTCGATTCCAGCATTGTAGTTATCGAGGAAATGGAAATTTCCAGCGGCTTCCTGCTTGTCGATTTCCTTGAGCGCCACACCGGACTTCTGATTCTGCCGCTGCGCCGCAGTGGGGAGATTGCTCCCGCTCATCGAAGTCATAATCTGGCGGCGCGTTGCTTCGGCAGCGACTTCATAGCTCTGGAAGTTTGGCTGGAATGGCTGGCGAGTCGGCAATGGGAGAACTTGCTGCCCTGTGGCGTCCAGGACTGGATCAACCGAAAGATATGCCACCGGAATCTTGTTCGCGTTCTGCCACTGGTCTTTGTGCGTCTCGAATTGACCCGTATAGCCGATGAAAGGACTCTTTGGCGTCATCGACGCTTCTTCGGCCTCTTGCGAGCGCAGGAAGCAGTAGAACATCTGCGGGTCACGCGCCATGCGAACCAGTGAAATCAGCCGGCGCTTCGTTCCCCCGCCTTCGTCAACGTAAAGCTCTTTCCCGAACACGGGCACGATCGGGATAATCGAAATGGGAATTTCCGTCTCGTCCAGAATTTCAACGCCGTTTGTGATGTATTGCGTCACGGTGCGCTTCTCAACCTTGCGCTCGTGGAGAATCTTCGACTTGTCGAAGCCCTTTGGCAGCTCGCTCGCATATAGCGCCACGGGCTTATTCTTGTCGCCCACGAGGTAAAGCATCCGCGAATCGATCTTCACCTTCCAGTATTCGCCCACCACAACTTCATTCTCGTACTGCCAGCCGGGAGCCGTGAGCGCGTAATCGGAGTTCCAGTTGCCCGTGTCCGCATTCGGATACTTGCGCTTGAAATCCGTGCGCCTCATCCGGTCTGTGATGAAACAACCAACGGCGTCCGAGCAATCGGCATCCTTGCACGACGGGTCGAACAGTACCGAATCAGGATTGGGGATTCGGCGGATATATAGCTCTTTTTCGTAGAGCTTCGCCGGCTCTGACGCGATCACTTTTTCAAGTGCTTCTTCGTCCAGATAGTCCGTGACAAATCTCGTACCGACTCCCCAATATCCGTATGACCGCTCAACCGCGCCCTGATAGCCAGTCGTGAATGCTGCCTGCGCCCGCGAGTTGTACTGAATGTCGCGGATGATGTTCTCGCGCAACTGTGCTGTCTGGTCGCTTGCACCCATGCCCTTCGGATTGAGCTTGATTGACCGAGGATTCTGCCGAACGTCGTTGACCAAATCGTTGATGTAGGGCGAGAGTTCGTCCCACGACATGCACGGACGGCCCAGAGATTCACGCGCGGAGCGTTCCTGCGGGTCCCACGGGTCGCCAGCGACATAGCGCATGTCTTGACGGCCCTGAGCGATGATGTCCGCCCACTGATCGGTATAGTATTTAAATTGGTCTACTATTTCTTTCAGTAGAGTCTTATCGTCGGCAGCCATTTAGAAGATTATGCGGGGCAGTTCCCCTCTCACACTGCCCCGCCCACAGACAATCGAAACGCCTTTGCGTGTCCATCCTTCCCTTCGCAGCTAGTTGCAACTACGAAGCTCGCTTTGGCCGTCGTCCACCACGGTGTTGCTTGAAATTGTAGGCATGGGATTCCGTTGAGAATCGTTTCTTCGCTTCGCCCATTTTCATCTCGTGCTTGCGCTCCATGCTCGCGCCTTTGCCCGTCTCTTTCGCGCCATGCATCGCGCCCATATTATTCATTGCGCCGAACACGTATTTCGCGTCTCTGCGGCCTTTGAAGCCCTTCTTTGCGGCTTCACTCTTCAGCTTGTTTTCGAGAAACTTCGGCACTTTTCCACCTTTCACACCAGGCCGCGAGAGCAATCGGGGATTTGACTCCCTCGCATCGCGGCACCAACGCTTGAATCAGGTGAGCACAATTCCCGCAACGCTCGTCCGGCTTCTCCGACGGCATCGTATACCGCACTGAATCATGGCTGCGCTTTTCGTTGAACGGAAGCTCAGGCATCGCCGTAAATTTCTTTGAGAATCTGCGGTCGCAATTCTGGGTAAAGGTAGGTCACGTAGGACATCGTTTCGTCCTGCTGTGCCTTCGCCAAAAATCTCTCATACGTTTCGGGGTCGCGTTTCTTCCAGTCCAGCAAAGCGAGCAGTAATGGCGATGCACAAATCATGCCTCCAACTCCTTCAATTTACGCTCAATTCCGCGTAAGTCCGTAACCATACCCAAACTTGGGGTCATGTGACTGCCGCCAGCGATTGCGTACCGCTGCGTTTTTGGCAATTTCAACCGAACACGCTGCCCATTCGCCTTGCGCTCGGCAATACTGATTTCGCTCCAAAAGAATCGTGCAGTGTCGCAAATGTTCACGATGTTCGGATTCCGCATCGGCGCATTGAGCAACTTCAGAAACACGAGTACCGCGTTATTCATCGGTGCTTTCGTCCTGCCCGCCTGACTCTTCGGCCTTCTCCAGATCGGCCGCGCCAACTGGCACACCCAAATGCCCAGCAATCGCATGGAGGATGTGACCCGCTGGCAGGCTCACCTTAGCGTGCGGCCCTTTGAATTCCGTAACTTTCGGCTCGTGGTAATCCATCCCGCCGCCTGAATAGTGCTCGGTGACGGAATGCCCGCCATCCATGCCGGGGCGCACGGTCAGCTCCGTCATCATCTTGGCTGGCTTCTTCGACTTCATCATCTCAGGCGTGGCTTCCTTGCCCTTCGCGTAGCCTGCGTGCCTCATGGAATGCGCCATCTATCTGCCTCCCAACTTTCGATTTGCTTTGGCCCGAATCTTCGCCGCATCTGCCTCTGACAGCTTGCCCTTCTTCACCATTTGGGTCGCCCGCGCTTTGGCGTTCGCCGCGTGAGACTTATCCGGCATTGGATACTTCCGCGAACCTGGCAAACCGAACTCTGATTCTGGAATGCGCTTGCGCTTCGCTGCCGTCAGCGTTCCCACTGCGCGATTCACGTCATGGAAGCCGCGGTGCGTTCTCACGACCACACCGTAGGCTTGTGCGGCGCCTGTTCCTTCTTCGGCACTGGTTTCACGGTCATCTGAGTAATCCTGCTTTCGAGGTATCGCGTGCAATCCATCAAATGGTCGTTGTCCTTCACGACTCGGCCCTTTTCATCGCGGCGATACAATCGGAATTCAGCGAACCAGTTTTTGCAGGACGAAAACACCTTCAAGCGGCCAGTGGACATCCGCTCCCACACAGAGAACAATCCTGACTCAACGCCATTATCGGCCAGCGTAAGATTCAATCCATGCTCGCGGTAGTCATGCAGGAGTTGCGAGCCGTCCTTCTGGCTACGTCCGCGCGATGCGGGATCAATGAAGCCCGGAATCCATGCGCCCGGCGCCTTGATGCCCGTTGCGTGAATGGATGGCTCCGATTGTCCGCGTTTATATTCGTGAGTCAAATAGAGCGTGTCTGATGCTCGCTCGAATGCCCCGAAGATCGCGGCCGTGTTATTCCAACCCACGTCCATCCCGTACCCGCGTGGCCAGAAGTCAGGAATAGCGAACGGGTCAACAGTGAAGTCGCTTTCGGGCACAGGGAAGATGGCTCCTGCACCAAGCTGTGGAATACCTTTTGAACGCGCATCGCGTTGGTAAGGCGGGATTGATTTCCAAAGATCATTCTTGGCCTCTTTCCCAAGATGTGGCGCATCATCCCATGTCGCCATGACGATGAACTTGCCGCTCGATTCCGAAAACTCGTCCAGCTTGCCGCTCGGAAGAAATTGCAGCACCACATCCGACATGCCCAGCAGCGGCGTGAACGTCAGCATAATCATGCCGTCGTTGGTCATCGTGCGAATCAGGCATTCCGTGTAGATTTCAAGCGGTGGCTCTTCGTCCAGCCAGATAATATCCTGCTCCGTGCCTTGAAACGCCTCGCGCCTCTGATCGTAAGTCTTGAACACCAATCGACTTATCCCACCACTCTTGTGCTGAATATATGCGGTATCGATTGTGTCGGCCTGTCCCACGGCGCGCACCGTCCGCATAATCGTCTCGCCGGGAATCAATCCAGTTCCCCATGAGCCAACTGGCCCAAACAATTTCGCTTGAAGAATTTCACGCACTGTCTTTCCAGTATCGCCGCAAGCCCACGCACTCACCGCATGATCGAAGCGCCGGCCAGTCCACCAATCGGGATACCAGCCAGTCAGATGCAGCGCCAGCTCGTAGCCGCCGACACCTTCCGTCTTGCCGATACGATTCGCGGCCAGCATCAGCCGTTCCCTGTGCGTCTTACCCGCCGCAAAAAACTCCTGATGCTTCACATACAACTCACGGCGCAGCGGGCCGGATTCGGGATAATACGAAAGCAGCTTGCGCTCGCGCGCGCGGCGCGCCAACTCTTCCCGAATCTCGATCTCTTCGATCAAAGAATCTCTATTTGCGACTGCTGCTGGCAATCTTCAATCCTTCCAATCGGGCAATCAATTCTTCGTCCGTCATGCTTTGCAGATTCCCGCTGATTTGCACTTCATCCGGTACTTTGCCCTCGATGCGCTCTGCAATTTCCCGCAGCGTCAAGATCGTCGCCATGCGCTTCGATTTGATGAGGCCCACAATCGAACTCCGAATCATCTTCTGGCATTTTGGATCGTTGGCGATGGATTCGTAGATTTCAGTGAGAGGCTTTTTCTTAGGTTTGCCGCCCGGATTGCCTGAAGTTCCCGGCTTGAAACGGTGAGGATTATTCTTCTCGAACGGCTTGCCAATGACCTTACGCTGAGTTGCGCTGTTCTGAACCTTATCTACCGGATTCATTAGCGGGGAGCTTTCACGAAGCTCTTGCAGCCACAAGGTCTCGTGCCTATTGGCTTCTGGCACATTGGTTCGCTACCGTTGACGGTGAGATCGTGCCATTTCCACTCATGGCCGCAGGTCACGCAAGTCTTTCCGATATTCATATCTGAAGCGGTCTCAGCCGGGTATAACCGAAGTGATCTTTCCAGATCCACTGCTTGCAGCTTTTTGGAGCGCGGAGCTTATTCGCAATTCCGTTGCGTGGAGTAGGTGCGGATTTTAGAGTCGGAATGGCGATCTTGTATTGCTCAATCCAATCGAGTTCCCCGTTTTCTACGCGGAGTTTCAGTTCGGAGAGTGGGACGTGTTCTGTGCGGAGATTGCGATGCTCTATGATTCCGAACGTGGGTTTCGACAAGGGCAGAATTTTTGGCGGCGTTGCGCGCCCCCGATATATGCCCTACGGGGGGTCGGGCTGAACGGAATGCATAATGGATTTATTGTAGGAGATTTGTCAAGCGAATTCCTCTCCCAAGTTCACGCAACCGCAATATCGAAACGCGATGCGAAATGCTCGGGACGGGGAAACATTTCATACGCTTGGATAAACCGAATACTCAGCCCAATAGCTCGGTCGGAAACTATTTGGCAGAAATGGCAATCCGCTTCGGAAGGAACTGGTAGCACAAAACAAAATAGCGACGGAATTTCCACCACTCTTGCAGCGAAGCTGTTCACGGCATTCCCCAACTCGCTCTCTAGATCCGTGATGGTTCTTAGATTTTGCTCTAGCAGGTTTTGGCCAATGGAAACTCTGCGAATGGGTCGCCCACGATATGAGTGTTTGTCGTGTGGCAAGATTCCGCCAACGAGCCGCATCTTGAAATCTAGCTTTAGTGCCAGCAGTCTGGCAAATTCTAGCCCCACCCAGGAAAGGGGCAATAGTGATGCGGCTTTCATGGCTTTTTCTTCTTTCGCTCCCACGCCAGCGGTTCATCCGACTCGTACCGCCGACGCAGCAGCAAATTCACGTCGTTCGCTATCTGCTTGAACGATTCGTCCATGCTTTTCAGGTGCGCCAGCAACTTAGCGCGGAACAGATCGCGTTTCATGCAACGCCTCGATTCTTTCCGCAACGGCTCTATTCATGTCGATAAAGAAATCATCGTCGCACAATGCTTCCGCGAGAAACGTGATTTGAGCCTTCAACTCCGCGAGCTTCGCCGCCGTCAATGCAACGGCTGGTGAGTCCTCCAGCCAGCCGTAGATGATTCGCTCTGTCAGTAGCTTGTGAATGCCTTCCAAGTCGCGCGGTGGTGTTCTTGTTTGCATGTTCTTACTCCAGAATTAAAGTGATTTAACTCCCCCACGAAAGAAGCCAGATTCGCCATGAGGCCAGCAGGAGTGCCCCGGACGCGGCGTAGAGCAGCAATAGAGCGCAGCGTTTCACGATCATGGGTTCACCGCACGATTCTTTTTATGTGTCGGCTTAAATTCCCAGTATGGCGGGTGATACGTCCAATTCCCTTTCATCTCCACTCCAGTCTTTGGGTCTATCACCAACGGCAACTCGACCGGAGACATGCTCGACGGATAAGCAGGGAACCAATGGTCACTCCAGAATGTTTTTGAATCGGTCATATATGTAGGATCTACCTTAGCTGCGGCCTCGGCATATTGCTTTGTATTGTCTGCCATTTTCTCACTGATGGGCTTCGGCTTCGAGCATCCCGCCATGAACGCGGCTATCAGCATCACTGCGACGATGCATGCGACGATGAGAGCGATTTCCTTCGCCGCTTGCCAGTCTCCCCGCGAGAAGCGCACACGCTGGCCGCGCGCTATGCGCTCTGCCGTCTCTGCGTGCTGCCTGGGAATTGCGTCCACATCATACTTCGGCTCCATGAGATGCCTCCCGCGCCGCCGCTTTCGGCTCAATGCCGCCGATCAGCTTCAAATACTCGGTCGCCCGCAACAGAACCATCCAGTCACTTCCATCTTCTCGCAAAAAAACTGCATCCACCGGCGCCAAAGATTCGACTAGAAAATTCATTGACCGCTTTCTCTTGACTTGAATCCGAAACGGCTTCCCGTCCGACCCTTCGGTACAAGCTCGCACGTCCACGTCTCGATCGAGAGGGTTTTCCATCATTGCGGTTTGCCATTTGCGAATCGCGCTGATTCCGAACGACTTGAAAAGATTCACAACTTCGCGTTCACCGTTACCGCCGCGCCTTCGATTGTTGCGTCCTCGCTTGCTGTTCTTCTCGCTCACGCGATGCTCCTCAACTGCACTTGGCCTTTTTTCGTCGAGTGGCACGGCCTGCAATTAGTCTCCAGATTCGAGAGATGATCGTCGCCGCCCTTGCTGCGTTCGAGTTTGTGGTGCGGGTCAATCAGATAATGGCCTCTCCCGCAGTCCACGCACTTGAATTCATCGCGCGTAAAACATTCCTTCACTCGCGCGTGCCAGTCTTTTCCTCGAAGGAATTCTTTCTGCCTCGCCCGCGCGCCTTCGCCGACAGTGATTATTGAGACGTAGGAGCGTTCGTCTCGGAAGTTTCGCTTTCGCGTTTCTTCGATGTCGATTTTTCCGCATCCGCGCATTTTGTAGGCTTCCTCGAATTATCTTCACGACTGCATTTCTTGTAGAGGTCAACAATTTCGGAGGCGGTTCGCAACTGCCGAGGATAGAGGAATCCGTCCAGTGTCACGTTAAAATTGTCGCTGTAGGTGACCATACCGCCTGTCGGAAAGTGAATCACAATCAAAGTCTTTACGGGTTCGCTCATCGCTCTCTCAATTCTGGGAAGCGTTCATCCCAACCGTTTGCACCGATCGCCTGCAACTCGCCGATCAATGCGTCGAAAACTTTGTCCTGTGACGCTTCAAAATGGCCTGAGATTGCTTCCAATAGTTCCTTGAACGCTTGTTGCTGCGACTTGGGGACGTTTACAGCGCGCCGCTCCTCCATTCCCAGAGCTTTTCTTACCGCGATTCCCAACTCTTTTGGCTGGAGTGATTTGCCAGCTTGTAACCATTTCTGCGTCGTACCGCGGCTTTCGAGTTTCGCAAGATGCACAAGGTTCTCATCTGGAATTTCGCGCCAATCTTTTTCGGGCAGCCCGCCGAACAGCGCAGCAACGCCTTCAAGATTCCATGCGGTTGACGTGCTCACTCCCAACTTCACGGCAACCTCACACGTCCATGCGCTCTTGTTCTTGCCTTCGAGTTCCCACTGACGAACTTTCAAGCATTCGAACAGGCAGACGACTAATTCCTTTTTGCACGCCGCATAATTCGTGATCGCCGCATCGAGCCGCTTCGCGCGAGCCTTCACGTCTGCGGGCTTGGGAGACAGAGAACGCACAGATTTCGCTCCTCCGTTTTATTTATACTCGCCGATACAACTCTTTCGCTTTGTCGGTTAACTCGATGTCTCGATAAAATCCCTTGAGCCGTGATGCGCTGTCAAACTTTTC